ATCGATTTTTCCGTCAAGAGCATCTTTTATCATCTGATTAAATCCCTCTCTGTGTTTGGTGGATGTAGCAGAAATGCCCTCATCCGTATACATTCCTGCAAACTCCCAGTCAGGATTTTTCTGTATGTACTCTGTATAATACTTTCTTTGAGCCTGATAGGAAGTGATCTGTTCTTCCAGATCTGTCGATACTCGTGCATATCCCGCAACCTTTCGTTTCACAATCTCTATGGCTGAAAGGCGTGTCTGCGGATTAACTGTTTGCGGTATTACTGTTATTCTTGGCATTTTTTACTCCTCTCGCTTGCTTGCTTTTTCATTTTATCCGTCCAGCTTTCACTGCGTGAACGATGCTCCCAATGCCTCTGCTCTATGTGACCGTCATGAAAAACAAATACCAGTTCATAGGATTTCGGAACAAGAATCATCTGAATATTATCTCGGACTATTCTTTCATCAAATTCAGGAAGATGGAGAACATCGCAAATTATCTCATATAAAATGTTTTCGGGAATTTGCTTTGCCTTGGGGCAGTATTTCTTTCCACGTCTGAGAAATGTGGCACAAAGCCATGTGCCTCCCTGCGGATACACTTTTCTCTGATAATTTTTTCCGCAGTAACTGCATTGTATCATTCCTGAAAGCGGATATCGTTTCATACTTCCTTCATGGCTGTATTGCTGTTCACGCTGTTTCAGCATTTCCTGCACACTCTGAAAAGTATCAATGTCAATAATGGCTTCATGGGAATCTTCAACCAGATACTGTGGCAGCTCACCATGATTTTTTGTTTTTATCTTTTCAATATGGTTATTTCTGTAATATTTTTGCAGCAGCATATTACCGATATACTTTTCATTGGTCAGCAGTTCTTTAATCCGGGGATTTGTCCATAGATTCCCCTGACGGGTAGGCATTCCCAGTTCATTTAACTTATGGGCAATTGCTGTCTGTCCCATGCCGGACAAATAATCGCGGAATATCATACGAACTATTTCAGCTTCTTGCGGTTCAATTTCAAGCTGTCCATCGGTATTCCTGCGATAGCCAAAAATCGTGATGCTGCCAATTTTGCCTTCCTGAAAGCCTTTTCTGATTCTCCATTTCATATTTTCGCTTACAGATAAACTTTCAGCTTGTGCATAAGATGCCAGAATCGTGAGCATCAATTCTCCGTCATTGCTGATGCTGTGAATGTTCTGCTCCTCAAAGTAAACATCGACTTCAAGCATTTTCAGTTCACGAACGGTTTCTAACAGTGTAACCGTATTTCTGGCAAACCGGCTGACGGACTTTGTAATAATCATATCCAGTTCTTTTCGCCTGCATTTTTCAAGCAGTTTTTGAAAATTTTCTCTGCTGTCCTTGGTTCCTGTAACCGCTTCATCAGCAAATACACCGCAGAACGTCCACCCCGGGTGATTTTCAATCATTTGCTGATAATAATTGATTTGTGTTGCCAAAGAGTGCAGCATAGCCTCTTTGCCGCTTGAAACACGAGCATAAGCTGCCACACGCAGGAATTTTGGCGCTTTTGATTTTTTCTCGATTTTGCGTATGATTCGTTCCATGAGATTTCACCTCCAGTTCTATGTTCGCTCTAAAAAGCCAAATAGTCAAGCGATTTCACGAAAAATACTACCCAAAGATATACCGTATTTATTGGCGATCAGCTGTTCAGCTTGTTGAAATTCAGAATCAGTCAGAAGTTTCTGATTAAGAAAACTGCGGAGAACAGCAACGGTCACTTTATAATCAACTATTCTTTTTTCCACTTTTTCTTCCTTCCAAAGCACAGGCACGAGAACAGTATTTTCGTGCCTCTTTTCTATAACTTATGATGGTTTTTCCACAGTTCTCACATTTTGAAATTACCGAATTTTTATGTTTCATTTCATCCAGATGTGAATTCCAGTATTTCATTCTGCAAGCATCGGAGCAGAAACGTTTTTCTTTTCTATGAGCCGTTTGCTTTACAGGCTTTCCGCAGGTAGGACATGAAGTATTTTCTGACAGCTTTTTCAGATAAGATTTTACTGTATTTAGCGAAAGGTTCAGTTCATTTGCAATTCTGCGATAGCCCAGACCTTTTCTCTGCAGTTTGGCTATGTTATTCTTTTCTTCCAAGTTCATAATAGCACCTCCTACAGTAAGACGAAAAAGTCAACCCTTAAACAAAAAAATCCCCCACGAAATATGAAAAACATACTTCGTAGGGAATATTATCAGAGCATCTGATTCACTTTTTTCTGCACTTCGTTGTAGTCATAACCTGCATCGGTAAGACGTTTTTTACGTTCCGCACCATTGCCCCACTTTCCCTGAATGACTTCACGAGCAACTTCGTCAATGGATTTCTTTGCAGGATATACCTGCTTGCCGTTGCTGTCAAAAACAGCATATCCATTCTTGCAGGCTTTCTTCGCATTTTCAAGAGAAGAAAAAGCACCAATCTGCGACTTAGCATCAGACCAGGACTTTCTTACTCAATAAAGCTGTTTTGCCGTAGGTGCAGAGGGTGTTGGTGTCGTTGCAGAATTCATATATCCCTGTACTTTTTTCTTGAACTCTGCCCAATGAGGCAGAATGTACGCAGGACACATCTTGTAAGGATTTCTTGCAGTATTGAGATAGTCTACAGAGCCACTCTTTCCGTCACGGACATTTAGCCAATGCGTGTGGGTGTAAAGGTGGTTGATGTCAAGACCATGCTTCTTCAGAAGTGCTGCGGCAAGTCTTGCACAATTGTCCTCAGACTTCTTATCTGTCACATTATATGCAGATGACATAATGCATTCGATTGCAATGGTTCTTCTGTTGCCGTTACCACTTCCGTCAGCAGCGTGCCAGCCACTTAAGGATAAAGGCAGATTCTGCCATGCACATACGTTGTCAACATAATAATGAACTCTGACATCTTTCATATTGCCATTGACGGTTGCTCTTGTGTACTGCTCCGAAGGCATTGTTCCGCTTGCTACCGAAATCCATTCTGTGTTGTGAACAGTAATACCGATAACTTTGCCCTCCATAGAAACGGAGGGCATATCGATTCTGTTGGGGTTATGCTTGGTGAGTAAATACTCGTTGATTTTCACTCCATTCAGAGTAGTTGTTGTATCAGGTCTTAAAATAGCCATTTATTTGTCCTCCTTTTCATCTTCGGTTCTGCCTACTTTCGTTTGCAGAACATCAATTGCTTTTTTGAATGCCGGCGGGAAAGGGATTCCCATAAGAGATGTATTTTCTACGATGGAAAGCAGTTCATTCAGGCAAAAACTGATACAAACTGCATCTCTGATATAGTTTGTGCCGATAAGAATATCAATTCTCACGCCGACCACTACCATAAGCAGAATACAAAACTTCTTTGCAAGTCCAACCCAGCCTGCCGTGCTGTTGAGCGTACCGCTTTCGCTGTGTTTGGATTTGCCCATTGCCGCAGTTACGATTCCTGTCACGAAATCAATGCCCATAAACACGACAAGTGTTGCAAGAGCAGAATCCCAGCCGCCAAGCAGCGTTGCGATAAATCCGCCGATCACGCCTGCGATCAGGCAAATGGTATCTTTCATAAAATCACCCCTTCATAAATTTGATAGATTTGACCATCGGATGTGAATTATCCGATGTGCCTTTGAAAGCAAGGTAGTATTCTCCATCCGATACGTTTTCCAACGACTGCATCACAGAAATGAAAGTATCGGAATAAAGCCATTTAAATGATAATTTCAAAGCATTTTCCGCTTTGATTTCCTCGTAAATATACTGAGCAAGTTCAGAACCCATTTTATCTGTATTCGGAATAAGATAAAATTCAGCGTCCTGCGATGCACCAACCATATAGCTTAAAAGCAGCTTCATTTTTGAAGTAATTGCGACAGGAGTCAAAAACATCACAAACACGCTTCCTGCCCAGCTGAAATCGTTCTGATTGAAATACAGGGCATATTCATTCTCAGAACAGCAGAAATGCAGATAACTTTCTGCAAATCCTGCAAGAGAACGATAACCATCGTTGTAATAGGTGTAAATGCTGTCGCCGTATTTCTGCAAGACATCAGAACCATTTTCAAATACAGAGATATAGCTGATGCCGGATATTTGCCTGATTTGCTCCTGTAATTCTGCAATATCAGCTTTTGTTGCATAGTTTGACATATTGGGAGTGATTCCGTCTTTGCCGTCAGCACCTTTGAGACTTTGAAGCCATTCATTTTCTGTACCTGAAAATCCATGTTCTACGGCAATAATATAGGCGGATTTTCCATCTGTGCCGTTAATTCCATCACGCCCCGGAAGTCCGTCTGCACCACTTTTGCCATCTTTACCAGGTAAACCATCAACGCCATTTCTACCGTCACATCCGTCTTTGCCGTTTACTCCATCCTTGCCATCAACACCTTTCAGACTTTCAAGCCATTCAGTTTCTGTGCCAACAAATCCATGTTCTACAGCAATTTCATAAGATGACTTGCCGTCTTTGCCTTTTTCAATGATCTTCTGCAAAAGCTGCTGATAGAGATCAGGGGTTGGCGGAACGTTGCTGTTTTCGCCCTCAAATCCCGATGGTCTGATGTACAAAGTTTTTACAACAGTTGTTGCCCTTACGGTTTCAGAAGATGCCGCATCATAGCCGAAAAGTGACATTTTTACAGTTCCTGCAAGCAGTTCTGACGGCAGAAAACAGCTTGTTTCCTCAGTCCCAAGAACTCGGTTGTATGTGTTTTCATCCTGTGTGAACTGTACCACTTTATGCAGTGATTTCCAGCTGTTATCAAATGCAAAATGCACCCTTACAAATGCGATCTGATCCGCCGCAATGATCTCATGTTCTAAGGTTTCGATGTTCTGTCCCTTTACAAGAAATTTGATCATGACTTCATCTCCTTCCAGGTTTTCGTGTTTGCAACGTATTCCATATATCCGTCAAGGCACTGGATCTTTGCAATCGGAGATTCAATATCAACTGCATGGCTGTCCCAGTTTGTATTTTTCTTCACAGCGTTCCAGTCTGCAAGAGAACCCTCGTAAGTGATTGTGTTAAGAGATTCACAGTAGTTGAAACAGCCACCCACAATCTCTTTGACGTTTTTTGTAAGAGTAAGATTTTTCAGTTTTGTGCATCGTACAAACATTCTGTCGCTGATAATTTTACCACTGTATCGCACTGTTTCAAGGTTCTGACATTCGGTGAATACCATCGCCCCGACAGTTACCACAGAGGACGGAACGGTTACGGACTTGATTGCCGTTCCTGCAAATGCATTCACGCCAAGTTCCGTAACACGTTCCGGAATCTTCAACTCTGTCAAGCCATTAAGACTCTGATGATAAATATATCCATCAATATGCGGAAGAAATGCAGCCTTTTTGATTGCTGTAAGCGTTGTCGGAAGTGATACTGTTTTTAAGTTATCACAATACTGAAAAAGCCGTTCACCAATGCCTGTCACACCCTCTGAGACAATAACCGACTTGATATTTGCATTGTTTTGCAATGGTGACGGATTGCTGTCAGTAGAATAATCAAATGTTGCCCCAGTGCCTTTGAGGAGCAGTCTGCCGTCTGAATAAAGCACAAAATCCACGTTCTGACCGCATTTCCCGATGGAAACCACATCGCCTGTCATTTCATCAATTTTCAGCGTTAATTCGTTTATCTTTGTTGTCAGCTGACCGACTGTGATGTTGTAATCTTTTATCTGCGTCTGAATTTCAGAAAGCTGAGAGAGCATATCCGTGACCTTGCATTTTCCTAAAATACAGCGGACATATCCACAGAAATTATTGTTTTCTCTGTAGTCTGTGATGCTGAGTTCTGATGTGCCTGCATCAAGTCTGATAATGCAAAGGGTGAGATATTTCTTGTAATCTGTGTTCTGAAATCTCGGTATTGCAGGATTTGTGGCAGGTGTTCCTGCGAGAATTTCAAAGCTGACATTACGGACGTTTTCAGAAGTATTGCAACAAATTCCAACCGCCATATATCTTGTCAGAGATTCGTCCACATAGCGTGATAAGTCATAGGTGTATGCAGTATCCGAAATGAAGTAATGCCCCTGAATCCAAGCCTTTCCGCTGCCTATTGTCAGTTTCAATTTGCTTGCAGACAGCTTGAAACACTGCCCGAAGTTATCCTGAATCCCGTCACAGATGATACTGCCGAGATAGTCATTGAAATTCTCAGCAGTATATGTTCTGTCAAGATTTTTAGAATTGAAAAATCCGAATGAAAATGCCATAAATCATTCCTCCTTAAATGTCGGTGTTAAATTTCTGCCGTTGCGGTCAAAACTCTCAATCATTCCAATAAGCTGTATTTTATTCTGTCTGATTCCAAACCTGTGATGTTCTACGGTAACAAAATCCCCAACAAAATAGTCCACACCGTATTGAAACTGTGTGGACTGCACTGCAATCTGTGATTCTGATTTCATTGTTATAGGAACAAGACTTTGTTTTCCTTTCTCTTTCAGAAGTTCCTCATATTCGGTTTCAGAAATTGGCTTTGTTTCGCCGTTTTCCTGTTCTTCGTCCGAGATGTCTTTTGCATCAACATACACTTCATATCTGTCAAGCAGGGCAGGTTCAGAATCCTCAAAATATGTAGTTCTCTTGCGTTTTTCTCCCTCACCTTTTCCCAGAACATAAGCGTAATTCTTTTTAACAGAAGTATCCGTGAAATAGGTGAAAGACAGCAGATTATTGTATCTATCAGAGAAAATAATGTACGGATTGATTTTCTGTAATATGCTCCTATCAGTACCTTGTGAAAGTTCAAAAATCATTTCATACTGTTCATTATCGGTTTTACTCAAACGTATATTTGCGGTTCCGCCGATCTTTTCGCAAATGGTGTAAACCCATTCCATCAGATTGTCATAGCTGACCTGCAATTTGGTTTCAGCGTTCCAGCAAGTGCCTGACGAACAGCCGACAACAAGTCCCGGAAGTTTTCTGATACCTGTTGTACAAGCATTATACTGCACCACATTCATTACAATCTGAGAATATGAAACGAATTTTGTAAAGTTAAATGTGGGATAAATAATACGCCTTTCCAAAAGGCACATTAAAAATCTGCCTTTGATAATGAGGTAGTCACCATCTTCTGCATCGGTTTCAAGTTCCACAGATTCAATCAGTCCGAAATGTTCCTTGTCGTCATCACGTCCCACAATTCTGCCTGTCTGAAAAATCTCAATATTTCGGGGAGATGCAGCAATGTACACTTCAAAAGCACCGCATTTGTAGTATTCAATATTCCATAAAAGCGAAGAAAAGCTGTCACAGACAGCCTCAAGTGATATGGAGATATTCTCTCCAACAGGAATCATATTGTAAATTTCAATCTGCATTTTCACACTCCTAAGTACGCATTTCGGTGTATCAAACGGACTTTGATGTTATTCAAACCATCTGATGCACGGACATAGAATTTATTTTCACCTGCTTTCAGATTCAGCCATGTTGAACCTGAAACAAGTCGGTTGATGATGTTTGTCACAACGCCCTCACGCTCCAGAAGAACGGTTTTGTTGCCTGTTTTCGTAGTTATGGTGATAACATCACCTTTTTGAATATCGCCTGAAATCTGCATATATTCGTCCGTCAGAGCGTTGTAAATGGTCGGATTTTTCGCAGGTCCACCGCTGATTTCAAGAGTGAATCCAACCTCATCACCGCTGTTATTGATCGTCATCATATCCTGCGTGTTGTACATACCAATCGGAAATGGTTCATCATTATCAGGACAGACAAAATGAAATGCACCTCTGACACGGGAATATTCTGCAATCTGCGTTTCGGTGGAATACCAATAAATATCAGGACAGAGAATGGAAATCTGCCCATTGGTCAGCTTTTCAAAATTCTCCATTTCACAGGTTTCCACAATACCCTCAGCATACACAGAGATATTCTTTGTGGAGTAGTAAATTTTGATGTAGCGTGACGGCTTGACCACACGATATAGTTCGTGCCTGCGGAGTTCCACATCAAACCCACGCATTTCAAAGGGAATTACCACGTTTCGCTTTTCAATGAAGGCGTTATTGAGGTAACTGCCGTTCATTCCTGCATAATTTGATGTGCTGACTGTTCCTGTCGGAGGATCAAGCCCTTTGATTTTGGAGAACATATATCGGTTTGCAGTTTTGGAAAGGTCGATTTTTTGACCTGTTTCGTTTTCAAGAATTAAAGTGTAGAACAAAGTTTCACCTGCTTTTCATTGACTTTGGGTATATGGGTATGGTATACTATTAATAAATTAAATGTGGAGCATTTGCCTTACAAATTGAAATCATCTTGTACAAAGGAGAACTTCATGAAAAGGATATTAGTAACAGGTGGAACAACTTTTGTAAGTAAATATGTAGCAGAATATTTCATGAATTCCGGTTATGAAGTTTATGTACTTAACAGAAATTCTAAACCACAAGTTCAGGGAGTAAAACTTATTGAAGGAGATAGGCATAATTTAGGTGGCATATTGAAAGATATGTTCTTTGATGTTGTTGCTGATATAACAGCTTATAATGAAAAAGACATAATTGATTTTGTTAAAGAATTAGGTTCTTTTGGACAGTACATTATGCTCAGTTCAAGTGCTGTATATCCAGAGCATGGCGTTCAACCATTTCTTGAAGAATCAGAGAAATCAGTTAATAAAATTTGGGGTGCATATGGAACTGATAAAATCGCAGCCGAAACAGCATTACTTGAAAGAGTAAATGATGCATACATATTAAGACCGCCTTACTTATATGGACCATTTAATAATATTTATAGAGAGACTTTTGTATTTGACTGTGCTTTAGCAGATAGAAAATTTTATTTACCTAAAGAAGGTAATATGAAATTACAATTTTTTCATGTGAAAGATTTATGCAGATTGATGGAAGTAATAATTAAGGAAAAGCCAGCAGAGCATATTTTAAATGTTGGTAATGTTGAAGAGGTATCCATTAAAGAGTGGGTAACAAAATGTTATGAAAGCTTAGGAAAAACGCCGGATTTTGTAAATGTTTATGATGAGATTGAACAAAGAAACTACTTCTGTTTTTACAACTATGAATACTATTTAGATGTATCCCGTCAAAATAAAATATATCCAGAAACTTTATCATTAGAAGAAGGGTTAAAAGATACTGTTAAATGGTATTTAGAACATAACGCAGAGGTTAACAAAAAATCTTATTTTGAGTACATAGATAAAAATTTAGCTTGAAAATTCATAGTTGTAAAGAACATGGAGATTGCATTCCAGATGTTCGTGAAAAAGTCAGCAACAGCCTGAAAAGCGGAACAGATGCTGTCCCATATTTCAACAAAGAAGTCTTTTATACTCGTCCAGGCTTCATTCCATGATGTTCCAAACCACCCGAGAAATACATCTGCCACACCTCTCAGCGTGTTCAGAATATTGCTGAACTGGTTGACTACAAAATCCCAGATACCTGTAAAAATGCCCTTGATGCCGCTCCAGCACTGTTCCCAGTTTCCCGAAAACAAACCGATAAATACATCAAGCACGCTCAGAATGGTATCTGTCACAAAGGCGAAAATATCCGAAATATGCTGAAATACGCCCTCAAAAACAGGTGCAAGCACACTGCACAAACCGTTCCACAGAGATTTCAGCATATCGCCGAAACTCTGAAAGTTAAAGCCCAATGCATTCACTCTGTCAACGATTCCGGATGTCAGACGTTCAAAGGTAGACTTTATCTGTTCCCAGATGGAAAGAATGCTGTTTTTGAAGTCCTCATTGGTGTTCCATAGATTTACAAATGCTGCAATAAGTACAGCTATAATCGCAACGACAGCAGCGACAGGAGCAGAAATACTGCCGATCGCCGCACCAAGGGTAGAAAACGCTGTCTTTGCACCTGCAATCATAGTCGGAATTTTTGAAATGAATGTCATCATACTGCCAATAGAAGAAATGGTTTTACCAACAACGATCAGCAATGGACCTAAAGCCGCAGCCATCAGTCCGATTTTGAGAATGGTTTGCTTTGTTGCAGGGTCAAGGGCGTTCAGCTTGTCCACAAATCCCTGTATTTTGGTGATGATGTCACGAATAACAGGCATCAGAATTTCTCCAAAAGAGATAGCCAGTTCTTCAAGCTGGGACTTCAAAATGGTAAGCTGTCCTGCAAGATTATCCTGCATGGTTTCCGCCATAGAAAGTGAAGTACCATCACAGTTGGCAATTGCACTTGAAAGCTTGTCAATATCCGCAGGTGCAGCATTCATCAGAGCCAAAAATCCCGACATAGCATTTTTGCCCACAAGAGTTTCTGCGGAACTCGCTTTTTCGGATTCTGACATCTGGTCGAATGCAACCCTGCAATCTGCTAAAATATCGGAAAGACTACGCATTGATCCGTCTGAATTGGTAGTTGCGATTTCCATTTCTCCAAAGGATTCAAAGCAGAATTTTACTTCGCCTGAAAGTGCAGTCATAATGGAACGCATGGAAGTGCCGGATTGTGTGGACTTGATACCTGCATTTGCCATTAAACCCAGTGCCTCAGCAGTATCTTCACAGGAGAACCCCAAAGCACCTGCAATCGGAGCACAGTATTTGAAGGATTCCCCAAGCATAGATACATTGGTATTTGCATTACTTGATGCCGCCGCTAACACATCAGCAAAATGTCCGCTGTCAGCAGCTGTTAAGCCGAAAGCAGTCAATGCGTCTGTAACAATATCGGAAGTTGTGGCAAGATCTTCACCACTGACGGCGGCGAGGTTCATAATGCCGTCAATACCCGACAGCATATCATTTGTTTTCCAGCCTGCCATCGCCATATAGTTCATTGCTTCGGCAGCTTCACTTGCTGAAAATTTTGTTTTACTGCCCATTTCACGTGCTTTATCACGCAAAGCCTGTAAATCGTCACCCGTTGCACCGGAAACAGCGGCAACCTTTGACATTGCAGAATCAAAGTCAGAGGCGGTTTTCACAGCAGCAGTTCCAAGGGCGATAACGCCTGCGGTGATGGGCAGAAGTTTTTCACCTGCACCGGATATTTTACCGCCAACATTCTGAAGAACTTCTCCTGCATCGCCGATTTTTTGCAGGGCAGAACCTGCATTTTTCGCCTCTGTTTCCAGACGTTTCAATTCGTTCTCTGTTTCAACGATCTCACGCTGCAAAGCATCATATTGCTGTTGGGAAATTTCGCCGTTTGCAAGAGCCATATTTGCCTGTTCTGCGGCAGTTTTCAGCGTTGCAAGTTTTTCTTTTGTTGCAGAAATGCTGTCGGCTAAAAGTTTTTGTTTCTGAGAAAGCAGTTCTGTATTCTTCGGGTCAAGTTTCAGGAGTTTCTCTACGTCTTTCAGCTGTGATTGGGTGTTTTTGATGTTCTTGTTTACACCCTCTAAGGCTTTGGACAGCTTGGTAGTATCTCCGCCGATCTCAACGGTAATGCCTTTGATTCTGTTTGCCATGTGGTTCACCTCGATTCAAACAAAATAATCAGTTTTTTTATCAGCAAATCTATTGACATTTCTGTAAAAATGACGTATACTATAAGTGGAGGTGTAGCGTATGAACATTATTGCAGCAATTCAAAATACCATTTCTATTTCGCAGTTCAATCGTGGACTTGCAGGAAAAATTTTTCAGGATGTCAAAAACAGCGGTGCAAAAGTTGTTATGAAGAACAATGCACCGGAATGTGTACTTCTTTCTCCGGATGAATATGTCAGCCTGATGGATGAAGTGAATGATGCCCGCTTACTCACTCTGGCTGTAAAACGAATGGAAAAATTCAATCCGGAAGAAACAATTCCGGAAGAACAAGTTATGAAAGACCTCGGAATCACAGACGATGATTTATCCGACTTTGATGAGGTAGAATTTGAATGAATTGGAAAGTAGAATATCTGCCGGAAGCCGAAAATGATTTGAAATCGCTTGACGGAAGTCAACGAATACTGGTCTTAAAAGCAATTAAGAAAGTAAAACAAAATCCACTCCCGATTTTTGAGAGCGGATATGGAAAACCGCTTGGAAACAAAAACGGCAACGATCTGTCCGGCTTTCTGAAAGTTAAACTGAAAAGTGCAGGACTTAGAATTGTATACAAAGTAGTCAAGCAAAATGATAAAATGCTGATTATTGTAATTGGTGCCAGAGCCGATGAAGAAGTATACGGCATTGCCCAAAAGAGAATACAGGAAAATGATTTGTAATTAAAACGCATCAAAATCCGCCTGTCCGGCAACCTCATTCCACCCTGAATACTCATCATTTTCCCGTTCGGTAAACATATCATTGATCAAACCAATTGTCAGCAGATCCAGCTCGGTCATCGAAAGACCGAGCTGTTTGCATCTCAGGAGAAAAAGAGGGGTTGTCATCGGGCGGTCAGTTTGGCGATGTTTTTTTTAGACGCAACCTGGGTCGCTGTGTTCAGTCCCCACAA